CGGCTGCTTCTTATTCTCAGTACAACGCTTGTTTTCTTCCTTACGCTGCTCAATCTGCTGCTGTGCGATAGCACGCTTCTTGGCAGCATTCCTCTTGTTCTTCTGCTTATTCGCCCACTTACTCTGGGCATACTTGTCCCCTCCTTGGGGATCAAGCAACTGGCTGACAACAAAGTCATACCAATAAGTAAACAAATTCAACATAACTGGAAGAGCATAGCACTGGAGCGCAAACTTAACATGCGCCCAATGCAATCCTCCTCCAGTCAAGCTGAAAAACAAGATCCAAAACTTGGAAGGCAACTTCCAAGTAAGCTCAACCCTAAATGGTGTAAAAGGTTGAACAAAAAAGTGGATGACCATAATCCACATAACTACCTCAACAAAAGGTAGCTCCCAACTGAATGGGATCAAGCCTGTTGTGTTGCTATTGTCATTGTTTCCGCAAATAAAAGAACTATTCATATTTGTAGGGAACAGGCAACATATTCGTTAAACGAATTCTAAATATTACTTCAAGCAACAAACTCGATTGAGAAACAACAATTCTCTCAATTTATATCCTTAGATCCAAAAATGACGGGCAAGGCAACATACCCTATACATGCGGTAACATGTACTGAAACGGAAATGTGATATAAATATATTGACTCATACTTCTATACGTCGAATTAATGTGCGCCAAATCGACCGATTCGTCTAATTATACTTTCTCTTTCTACTAGCTCCATGTTCTTATTAGGTCACTAGGTTAAAACGAAATTACTAATATGATTAGGGGGATTCGATTATAGGAAACACAATATATGATCCACCCGAAGGTGAAAATCTAATTTCAAAATCTAATTTGAAGAATTCACAAAATTTAAGGCTCCCAGCTGATTATAACGACACGAATGAAAACATCGCTATAACTCTAATACTGAGCACCAAATTGGCTCGCACTGTTTACGGTGTGCTGCCGCATACAAAATACAATAATAAACTTAACTAAACTTCCGAATGAAAAGTCTATGCATATGTATGATAACTAATGGTAGGCAATTTATGAAGTTTGGAATAAACAATCAAACGATATAAAATACAACTAATGAGGTTCATAAAGAAACTCACTAGGTGTTCGTCTCTATTACTAACATCACAAGGGGTTCAATGAAACCCAAGTGATGTTATGTAAATCTTTGAGTAACACGAACGCAAATGCATAATATAAAATTCGCGTGAATGCGTGAAAAACGCCGGAAAGGGGCCTAATCCTTTCAACGAAATTCACAATGTGGGAGAGACCCAGGAGCTAAATGCTCCTGGGATCTC